TATAGTTTTCTGGCGTTATCAGCCAACGCTTTTAATTGAACTGCTTGTGGGCTTCCACCTTCTTCACCAAAAATAGGTAATTTTTCAAGTTGCTCACGAACTATATAAGCGGCTTGTCTTGTCTTGCCATCTTTAGCACTTCGCATTTCATCTGCCAAGTTAGTACGCAAGGCTTCAAACCCTTCAAATGTAGGATTGTCTAAAAATTGTTTTAAATCGCCAGAAATTCCTTCAGACAAATATCTTGATTTGTATTTTTGAAATAACTCAGCATCAATGTTTTGTTTTAGTTTTCCTGTATCAATAGGAAATTGACCACCATTAGCATCTTCTAATGATTTGTAGGCTTTGCTAATTGCTTGTTGCCTAAGAACATCTTTGTTTGCCAAAGCGTTAATTTGTAATTGACCAAGTTCTGAGGCATCAGCGGTTGAAGAAATATCTGGCGCGTGTTTTTGTTTAGCAGTTTCAAAAGCATTAGAAATTTGTGATGGTTGTTCATCAAAATGTTGCCCTAGTTTTTGTGTTTCTGCTCTTGCGTTCCATTCTTGGGCATATCTTTGTGTATCACCAATTCTTTGACCAACACTTAAATTAACGCCATGTTTTTCTTCTAATGTGCGTGTTTCTAATGCTGGAATATTTACTTTTTGTGGATTTACATTTTTAATTTGTGTTTGTAATTCTGGCGAAGCATTGGCAAGAGCAGAATCAATATTGGCTCGCAATACTGTTTCTGGCACAGCCGCCATAGCACCACCACTTTGCATACCCTGTGGCGTTGGTTGTCCTGTTGCTTGCGCTTGTTTGGCGGCAAGTTGTTGCGCCATTTGCGCTCTTACATCTTGTACAGCACCGCCTACATTAGTCAAACCTTTTACAACGGGTGGAACAACAGTCTTGGCAATTTTAGGTGCGGCAAGCATACCAGCATTAAGCGCAAATTCCACATCCTGTTCTGGTATCCCAGTTGTTGCAGAAATGCTTTTTGCTTTTGTTTGTGTATATTGACCAAGTTGGCGTAAAGGCGCAGTTAATACATCTTTTTCATAAGCAGGCGTTCCAGCCGTACCCGTTAGTTTGCCGATTGGTTGTGCAATTAAACTTGCTGTGCTTTGTGCTGTTTCTGCCGCACTTTCTGGGCTTCTACCAGCAAGCCGTAAACCGCCATAGCCAGCAAGACCAAGCAATGCAGATGGTGCGCCAGCAATAACATCACCAATAGCCGCTAAAGAACCGCCCATGCCCTCTGTTGTTGGTGGCTTGCGTTCTTCTATAACTTTACGACTACCAGCCATTCTTGGGTATATACCAAATGCCGCTTGATTGCCTATTTTTTCTTCTGGTGTTGGCTGTGCAGGCGGTGGTGCTACTCGTTGAAAAAACGATACATCTTCATCTGGCGCACTTGTTTGGGCTATTTGTGCAGTAGGAGATTTGGGCGTTGTTACACCCATTACTTTGTTTACATACTCAGTAGGGTCGGCTTTAACAAACCCACCATATTGAGCCAATGCTTTCTTTATATCGCCTTCGTTTTGATTAACAAGTTGCTGAAGATAAGTTCTTGCCGCTTGTCTGGCTTCTTTTTCAACAAGAGGATTAAAAACAATGCCTTTTTTGTGCATTGTTATTGTTTGCTCTGGCGTAAATTGATACGCACCGCTTGCTTTACTTTGTTTGTTTAAAGCATAAGTATCGCCACTACTTTCAACGCCTCTTAGCCTATCAAGCAATTCATCCGTTACGATGTTTTCGTAATTTTTTGCAGGCTTTTTTTGCGTAGAAGGGCGGTCAAAGAAATCAACATCTGCATCAGCCATTAGTCATTCTCCGATATGCGTTTACCCGCTTCAAGAAGTTTAATGTTTTTGGCTTTTTTCTTCAAATCTGCCAGTTGGTCATCTGTTAAATCTTTAAGCAATTTTTGTTGCATTAGTTGTTTTTCTGCTTTTGACTTATTAGACGCATTGATTGTTTGAGCCATAAACACTAATGGGTCAGCATTTTGTGTCCATGCTTGCTGGAACTGTCTAGCATGAATGTTTGCGTTTTCAGTAGAAGTATTTTTAGCGTAATTGCTAAAGCCTTGGTTAAATTTCTTCAACGCATGACTGCTTGCATCTACTCTGTCAATAATGCCCTCTAACGCCTCTTTTGTTAAGTCTGCGCTACCTGATATTTTTCTGATTGAGTCTCTAGCCGCGTCTGTATTGCCACCCATTGCTTCAGTATTTCTTACATACAAATCTTCTAAGTTTTTAGTAAGAGTTTCATATTCAGCACTACCGACAGCACTTTTAAGCGCATTACGCAACGCTTGTCCTGTCAAACTACCAGCTGCAGAACCAATGGTTTCTCTAATTTTGCGGATACTTTGCGTCATTTCATTGGCGTGTTTTACTTGGTCGTTGCTATCCTTTTGTATTTTTTCGCCTTCTAAATAACGCGCTTGTTGACGCTCGTTGAGTTGCATGACCGCGCCTGGCACGATGGGCATATCTTCCCTAAATAACTCTTGCGCTTTTGCTGGTGGTGGTGTGCTTCCAGCCCCGCCACCAGTTGCATTAGGAGTTGCGCCAATTTGTTGCAACTTGTTAGTAGCAGGGTTGTATTGATAGTCAACACCAGCAATTTTGACAACCTGACCAGTTTGCAAACCAAGCCTAGATTCTGAACTTGCCGCCCTAGTCACTAGGTTTTTAAGTGCGGGTAAAACCGCGTCTAAGTTGTTATCTGCCAAATCAAGCATACGCGCACCAGACTGCATTGCTTCTGCTGGCGTTAATACCTTATTAGAGATTAACTCTTGTATATCACCAGAAATTAAGTCTTTTACTTTTTGCTTATCTTTGGCTTGAATTGCGTTTAACAGTTCTTGGTCTGTGACTCTTGCGCCAACAGTATCCATAAACTTTTGCATCTTTTCGCCACCCAATTTAGTTGTGGCACTTTCAGTTCCTATTTTTGCTTGTTTAACTTCTTCTGTTGATTTCTGAACAGCCAAAGGATTCATCTGTTGCGCTTGCTCAATGTCCATTCTGGCTTTTTGTACAGCCAATGGATTTAGTTCTTGCGCTTGCTGGTAACTTTGAATACCGCGAGCCATGTTTACCATGTCGGCAATATTTGTGCCTTGAACTTTTGGCGTTAGGTCTGTATTGAATTGATAGTCAGCCATTTTGTTTCCTTATGCCGAAGGCAAGGTTACATTGCCACGCTGATTTAACAATGTAGCCAATGTTAAGTTACTGCCTAAACCACTTAAAGCGTTACCATAAGCACTTGCAGTACCAATGTTGCCCGCGGCTTGTGCGGCGGCACTTCCAACCCCTAGTTGAGATTGTGCAGTTGTAGCGTTTTGGGCGGCAGTATTAGTTGCCGTTTGACCAGTTTGACCAATACCCGCTATTCCAGCCAAGGTGTTATAAATATTTTGGCGTTGGTTTTGATAATTTGTAAATGCTGGTTGATAAGCGTTCAACGCATAATCTTGGGTGTATTTGTTAAGACCCTGTAATGCGTTTCCACCGATAGCACCACCGCCTACATTAGCCGCCCTTTGGTTGGCCATTTGACCCTGTTGCAACATGAAGTCGTAATTAGGGGCTAAGCCTGCGGCTAAATCTGCGGCATTAAATTGATGCGTTAAATAACCCGTTCCTGTACCCGTTGTAGTTGGGTTGCCTGCGGCATCGTACATTTGATATGTACCAGTACCCAAACCACCTAATTGATTTAACGCACCATAACCAGCCGTTCTGTATGGGGCTTGTTGTTGGTTAATGGTGTTAAACATCTGCCCCTGTAAAGCAGATGCGTTTTGTGCGGCGGCTGATTGAATATCTGCCGCTTTTTTAGCCGCATCCGAAGTAATTAAAGCAGAGCCTAAACCCGTAGCACCCGATATTGCGGCAAGTTGACCGATTGGAGTTGAGGGAATAAGGCTAGACAAAAATGATGTATCAGCGGCGGCAGGCAAACCAGCACCTAATACACTTCCAGCCGCAGTTGTGCCTAATGCACCACCAATACCGCCAGCAGTTAAACCTCCTCCAACAGAACTTATAGGCGTTCCAGCAGCTGATAAACCAGTTAAACCCTGACCACCACCCATAGTAGAAAGATTACCAAGTGTGTCACCAGTTAAACCTTGACCGCCTACTTGTGTTAAACCAGTTCCAGATGACGCAGTTGTTGCTGGCGTTAATGAAGAAATCCCTGCTTCTGGCGCAAGACTTGCAACTTGAACGGGTGGCCCCGCTACGGGCAAAGTTCCAATATTCGGTGTAACTACACTTGCATCTGCCACTTCTGCAAGCGGTACAGTCTCGCCTGATGCGCCTATATAAGCACCGATTTCTGGGGCGTAGTAATAACCGCCAGCCAACAAGGCGGCAGTAGTCCAACCGCCTGGTATTGTGTTGCGTACTCCTTGGTCAATCTGAACGCCTATATCGCTAACTGTATTTATAGCGCCTTGAACAGCATCAGAAACCGCAGAGATAGGGTCACCACCACCATACAGGCGCATACGCCCAGCAATGGGTTTAAAGGCTTCTAATGGCAATTCACCATAAAAGGCGTTGTATCTCATAGTTTATTCTCCACCAATATAGCGCGTTCGGCAAAACCAAACCTACGCAACAATCTAGCAACCGATTCCCTCACACAACCTTGAATCATCGTTGCGCCTTGCGCTCTCAAGATAGTGCGAAATTCATCAATCAAAGTCTCGTTTATTATTTCTCTGCCACCAACAGCAGTAATAAACGCTACCCTGTCATTTGCTCGGTTTGAAAATTGAACTGCAACTATGCCTAACAGATTTTCACCCTCGAAGCCACCCAACAAAAGCCATTGACCAGACGATAAATAGACCTTTGCTTGGTCTGCATTTACATCCGCTACTGCTTTAGTTAACGCATCTTCCAAAAAAGGCACGATGGATGACCACCTTTGTGCCACTTGTTCTGGAGGTATGCGTAATATCTTCATACATTGTAATAGGGAACTTTATATGGCACACCATTTATAGTGATGTTTATAAAGCCCACAGGATTGGCAGGTAAGGTCGCTGACCCAGCCGTAGCCGTAGCAGCTGAACTAAAGTTGAGCAAATTAAGGAAAAACTGTTGCCACGCCCGTGTTGGTCGCTTAGTCTGTCCATCCAAAAACTCAGATTGTGGGTAGGGATTTAACTGCGAGGTATTAGTTACGCCAGTAGCCATTAGTTCTCCCCAGCCGTTGCTTTTAGGTTAGCAGAGATAATTACAGCGTTTACAGGGTCAGTTACTGACACCTCAAACACCCTATCTCTAGCCATGCCCAATCTTCTCCAAATGGCACGATTTTTATATTTACCTTGTTGACCAATAGTTACCCAATATTCGCGTGACCAAGTAGAACCACCATCGTTAGACCAGCGAAGCATAGCCTGTGGGTAAGTCGTTGTAGAGGTATTTCCAACGCTTGAGTTAATACCGATTACATAAATATCTTGCGAACCAATATTAAAAGTTTGCGTGGGGTAAATAATAAAAGGCGAGTTAACAAATATGTTAGTTGTCAGTCCAACAGTTAAACCAGTAGTTCCAACGCCAGGCTGGAACTGAATCTGCAACTCATCAAAGTATTGTCTTTGTAAATCAGCGACTAAGTGCGGTGCGCGTCTTAGTCTGCGGACATTTTGCCCGTTGTCAGTGTAATTTAACTTGTCCAACTCATAGATTGAGCCGTTTTCATAATCTCCGACCAAGACCATGCCTTGAAAGACTGCACAGCAATTACCTCTATGGCGCGAGTAAGAGCCGTCAGTATTGGTGTATAGCCATTTATGCCACATCTGGGTTGTAGCGTCATACGCCCAAGTTAACTCTAGCGTAGGGAATGAAACTACATAAACCTCATGACCCTCTAACTGGTAAGTCCAAGCAATAGCGTCATCTATGTATTTATTAGTTATTGAATTCTCAACCGCGTGGTTAGAGATTCTGGTAGGCATATAGCCTGTCATTTGCATAATCTGCGCTTGACCACGACTGTTGCGTGAAACATACGCAAATGAATTACCTAGCCTAGCAAGGGAAAACTTAGCTGCCACCCCGTGTTGGGTAGAAGTGCCAGGGATTCTTTGGAATGGAAAAGGCACAGCACCCACATCAATCCACACCTCAGATGATGCCTCACCCATTAAATAGACTTCGCGGTGGTCAACAATGAGAGCCACTAAGTTATCTGGCGCACCATCTTTAACCGAGAAAGAAGTAGAGCCAGAAATGGGCGAAAGTAAGTTAGACGCGCCAAACTGCTGTGAGTTAGGTCTGTTGTATACAAAATAGTTATCAACAATGTCGCAAGTCTCGCCACCACTAAAAGCCCCGTCAGTCGATGGCAGTACAGAAAAGTTAATGGCGTACATCGTCACACCGACCGCTACTGTGCTTGATGCACTCAGCGTGTAAGTACCAGCACCACCCGTACCCGTTCCAAATGCCGTTATAACGCTACCAGCCGTAACCCCAGCACCTTGGATAGTCTGTCCAAGATACAAAATGCCACTTGATACTGCCGATACAGTCAAAGTTGTTCCAGCAATAGTAGCCGTGACAACAGCACCCACCGCAGTAGAGTTTAAAGACCTACTAGAGTTAGTTTGTGAAACATTGATGGTGTATGTACCCACACCGCCAGAACCGCTACCCAAAGCCGTTATAACAGTCTCTGCCGATACTCCCACGCCATACAAAGATTGTCCAACAGCAATAGTGCCGCTAGACATGGATGTAACAGTTAAAGTTGTGCCAGAAGTTGAACCTGTAAACACAGCGTTAGCAGGCGAAGATATATGCCATGTATAGCGGTATGCCCCATCTACGATATAGACATTTATGCCGTTATCAGTAATTGTTACGCGCCCAGAACTGGAGTTTAAAAGACCGATTACAGACGGAACTAAGTTAGAAGTAAAAGCGTAGACATAAGGCCCGCATACAGCGACCATTTGTGCGCCACCTGAGACAGTACGCATACCGCGCACTTCTTGTAGGTTTGGCAACAAAGCCTTTAGGGTAAGACCAGGCGTTGGGTACAAAGCCACCACGCCACGCTCGCCAGGCTGCTTTAGCGGGTCAATCTCAGGAAAGAAATTGATGGTCTCTTGGTCATCCTGATAAATCGAGGGCGCAGAGTAGGAGGGGCCAACAAGTCCAAAGTCCATACTTATCTCGCAAAGCCGCCCGAAAGTATCCAGCCAGCATCTTTAGCACGACCAACCAATAAAGAATCAGGATACCTTGCTGTTTGTAATGGTGACATATTGTTGCGTTTAATAGTCGCTTTGGCTTGAGCTGCATAGCCACTAATCATCGCTATCTGCACTTGACTAGCCTTGCCGTACATTGGCATTAAACGCTCTGCTAAACACCATCTGAGAGCCATTGAATAGCCTTGTGGCAACACAATCGGGCCATACAGCGTGTTGTAGCGACTGAAGATAGTATTGGCAAACAAGTGCATCTCGCCCTGAGAGGGGTTTGGCCATACAAACAAGTTACCCGTATCCGCGCCTGGGTTAAAGTAAATCGCCTTTGGCCACGGGCCACTTAGCGTCTTTAATCCAATCATCTCGTAATCTTGCAGAGCCAATACCGCTACTGGGTAATCCAAGCCCCCGTTAATGATGGGCATACCATTGGAATTGGTGTTAATTCGCACAAAAGCAGAGTTAATCTGTAATGGCTTTTCGTAGTAAGCAGTTAGCGTAGTTGATGCTACTGTCTGGCTAATGTTGAGTTTGTATGTACCGACTTCGTTGATGTTGCCACCAGCACCTGTTAGGAAGTCAACAATTTTTGTTCCAGATGTAACGCCTGTGCCACTCAAAGTCTGACCTTGGGCAACCGCACCAGAGCCAATAGCCGTAACAGTAAGAATGTCACCAGAGATTGAGCCTGTAAACGATGCACCAATAAAGTTAGCCGTTGATGCGACTGGGCCAATCGTGTACTGAGTCTGACCCGCTATGACTGGGAAAATAATCTCAGTCGTGTTGTAGACCATCATGTCTTCATTTGACCATTGGTCTATGAGGTCATTCAGCATCTCAAACGCATCTTGTGCAGCTTCTGGTGTCGGTGTCTCGCCCGCCTCCAAAGCCCCGATATCTTTTAACGCTCTGCTTACGATGTCAATAGGGACAGTCATTATTTATCCTCTAGCGTAAATATTTGTGGCTTCCAAGGCGCAACGGCTGGTTTCTTTGCTAAGTTAGCCAGTTGCTCGCTCAAACGCTTTTCTACTAGACATTCGCCATTGGTTGTCAGCGATTCTTTAGCCCATTGTGCGACCATTTCCTCTGTTACTTCAGAAAAAGCAGTCTTAGCCTCGCCATCAAAAGTGGCGTAGCCTTCTGTTTCTACTGTGTTTTCACCATCAAAAACAACGCAATGGTATTTAGCCGAGGTAATTTTCTCACCATCAGCGTAAATGTCTAGTATTTTCCAAGCGTAGTTCATTTCGCTTCCAAAGCCACCACACGGGCGGTTAGTGCGTTGATTGCCTCAGTTTGCTGAGTCAATGTTTCGGCTTGTGTGTCTATCAATGCTTTAGTCTCTTGCAATGCCGCTGTTAGTGTTGCTACTAGGAATGATGTGTCAATGCCTTGTGGCTTAATGTTTCCATTAGCATCAACACCATCTTTTTCGCCAACTACAGCATCAGGAATTACTGCTTGTAATTCGTGAGCAATAAATCCTTGACTAGAAGAACCATTAGATTTCCAAGTGTAAGTTACTGGTTTAAGTTGAGCAACGATATTTAAAGCACCCGTCATTGGTGCAATGTTTTCTTTTAGGCGATAGTCTGATGATGTTGCGTATGTTGTGTTTGTATTATTATGTGATATAAGGCCAACAACTGTGTTAGAGTTATTTCTGATAGAAAATACTTCAGATGTTCCACTTGTTGCTCTTGATTTTGTAATAAAACCAGTATCTACACCAGCACCACCGTAATCTACTGCAACAGCACAAGAAGCACCCGCAAAAGTAATTACTCCACTTGCATCTGAAAATTGCACAGCAGATGTTGAAACAATATTTCCATTTACATGAAGTTTGTAACTAGGCGAAGAAGTACCAATCCCCACATTACCAGAGGAGTCGATACGCATACGCTCTACTGGAGTAGAACCACTTGCGGTAGCAAAAGTTAAACCCGCTGAACCGCTATCTGCTAATTGAGTGGAAGAATTGTATTTTCCTAAAAACGCATAGTTTGTTGCGGTAGATGTATGCAGGTATAAAGCACCGCCTGTTGAACCATAAATATCAACAATTTTTCCATATCCACCATCATCTGTTGGTGTAGTAGTACCAATGCCTACATTCTGTGCAGTAGTTACTGTTAACGCAGTAGTGCCAGCAGACTGCAAAGTTAGCGCAGTAGATGCGGCACTTGTCAGCGTGTTGGTTGCCAATGAAGTCAAGCCAGCCACAGTTGTAGCCGTAGCACCTAGTGCGATAGCCGTAGAACCCACAGTCACGCTTGAATTTACCAAGCCAGCATTGGGCAAGCCTGTACAGTTTGTCAATGTACCGCTTGCTGGCGTACCCAAAATAGGGGTAGTCAGCGTTGGGCTTGTCAGCGTTTTATTGGTAAATGTCTCAGTACCAGTTAAAGTTGCCAAAGTGCTAGAAACGGCAGGCACATTTAAGTTAAAAGTTGACGCTGTGTTGGGGCCAACCAAGTTAACTTGACCGCCTAATGTTGCTTGAAATACTAAGTTTCCCATGATTTACCCTTAAACGTCTGTTGCACCAGCATAATCAGTATAAGTCTTCAAAACCCCATAAATCGCAGGAATTAAATCACCCTTGAGGTCTTCAATAGCAATGTAATGTGCGTTTTCCTTGATGGTCTGCATATTGCCTTGACGGGCATCTTCAGACGCATGGATAGCCACTTGAACTTGGATTTGGTCTTTTGTACCAAAGAAGTTGGTTATACGAGCGTATGCCGTAGTGGTGATTTGCCCCGTTGTTGGGTTTACTGCTGTTATCTTCAAAGCCATATTTACTCCTTAATAGGTCATTTCTGTTGTGCGTAACTGGCACACGACACGAATTGTCGTTGATGCTTGCCCTGTGAAAGTGATAGCAAGACCACCATTGGTTGTGTCTGCTGTGGCAGTTAATGCCCATGTAGCCGCACCAGCGTCTGCGTATAGCGAGGTTACTGTGGCAGTACCCACGATTGCCGTAGATGCCGCATTAGAACCCCGTTTAATCACGCCCTCAATATACCAGCCCTTAGTGTTTCCAGCCCCTGTAACTCCCGCTACTACTTCTCCAC